TCATCTTTGTAAGTGTGTGATGATACTGCTCATTTGAGACAAAAGGATTCGTTGAACCTTGCTCCTGTAAAATCTTTTCCTGCTTCACTGCAAGTCCTGCAAGCATCTGCATACGCTCCTGAGTAGTGCCCATTCCTAACGCTACGTTCACTGAAACATCCATTCCAATGTCCCATGACTTAGGATTAATTGGTATCCAAGTATTGCGTAATCGAACCATCCGTTCTTTGTCTTGATGGTTGTGCAGTAACTTCAAAATCTTCTTAAATAATGGTTTCATACCATTTTCCGCAAAGACTCTGCACAGGAGTTCGATCTGTGCTTGTGCGCTCGCCATAGTTGCGGAAACTGCGCTTTTTTCAGTGCTTTGGAGCGCATCTGGATCAAGACCCATAGATGCTTTGCTCATTCCAGTGCGATCCTCTTTCATCCGATCAATGTAATCAAGCATCGGAAATGCTTCCTTACCATTGAAGGACTTGTTTAATTCCTGTATTGCACCTGCTGACCTTGTCCTTATAAGTTTACCGACCTTGTTAGAAAGAGCATCATCAATATTGACTTGTCCTTCGATAATTGCTGTGTCTGGATGGATTGCTTTGCTGAGACTGTCAAGCTGATTTCTGATTATATTTGACTTGATTAGCTGGACATCCATTGTCAGGTCTGCTACTGACGCTCCCCGCCAAAAATGGGGTTCTGGGTAACCAGAAAAGACCACAAATGGTATATCAGCAACCGGACTATGATGAAGCAACTTATGATGATTGCCAGCACAACAAAACCTACGGAGACTAGTAATTCCTGAACCACCGAAATCCACTTTTGCATACGCTTCAATATACAAGACCTTGCGATTCGCTTCTCCACCTTCGTTAGTGTTAGAGTAAGTGCCCAGAGGGTGTCTTGCAACAAACTCCATATTCGTATCAAATTCATCGTCATCTCCTGCTAGGTCTAACATCTCATCGTAGTCATAGCCCATACTAACGAGTTCTGAGACTGTAAGATACCTTCTATGCGCTACTATTAATGCATCTTCTACAGATTTTGCTCTCCTATCTATCAAAAATTCTTCAGGAGGAAGTGCTTCAAGAACAACCGACCCCTCTACTGAAAGTCTCCGAATTACGACATCATGCAACATCGGTGCTTCCATGCTCTGCTGTTGCGGTTGTCCTTCTCCGGCTGGAGAGACGCTCTCAGCAGGGGGTGGTTGAAAATTAGGATCTGGATACGATTCTAGTGAAGATCCTTCAATGTCAGGATCAGACATCAGTGCTTCTAGAGCTTGATCGTCTAGTCCTGTATATTCTTCATGGTGAACTTCTTCTCTACGCTCCCAATCAACTTTTGCGATTCCGACTCTCTTTATAAGAGCATCCTTAATAATAGAATAGAAAGTCTGGAAAGAATTCGGATTATCTACACCTAAAACAACTGTATTAACATAATCACTAGATTGTTCAGCATTTTGGACATCCTCTGGAAAGCGTGGTTGATACTCTACAACTCGCTGAGTCCCCAAGAAAGTCCTCAATATCTGTGGTAACATTAATGCGATTGTGTCCCGCACATCTCTGGAGACTACCTGAGAACGTCCATCCTCTTCGTTACCAAATGGTTTACCATTGAAGTAATCACTCGCTATAATGCGATCTGGTGCTTCTGAGAGATCAATATAATCAATTGCTTCATCTATAAGACCAGCAATTATACCCTCAAGTTCAGTAATATCCATTTCGGTATCACCAGCGAGTCTAATCTGCTCTGCTTCCAGTTCTGCTGTCTGTTCTCTTACTTCTGCGTCCGTTAAAGCCATGTTTTTTGTAAAAAGATCCAGTAGTTACAAGTTAAACTTACTGAAAAACAAGGATGGATCAAGACTAAACTCATACTATACCTTTAATTTCACGTACTAATGGTTTTGACCACGATTTTGATGCGTTTCTGGACGCATAACTCGCAAATGTCAAGATCAATGCGTCTGCACTATCGGGTGAACTCCCTAAACGCTTTCTTATCTCATCTTTCGACTCAACTTTCGTCTTTCCTGTTGAAGAAAAACCATATCCAACTGAAGTCAACTCTCCAATTAGACTCTCATCACTCGGAATCACTACATCTAGACCTTCAAACCATGATCTGCACTTCTCCCATAACTCCGTTCGTAAATTAAGGTAGTTTCCTGCGATAGAAGGTGCTTCTCCTACATTTATTCCACGTACATCTACTCCTTCCTCTAATAAACGATCAACAACACCTGCTCCCAATCCAATACTGTCAATACAAATGTCTCCAATCTCTAAATTCTTCTTCTTTAACTCCTCAATTTCGCTCCTTACCCAACCAACAACTTGCATAGTGTCCAGACCACGCTTTGTCTTTACTCCATCTCCTAAAATCCTGTTCCCCTGTCTCAAACATATAGCAGATGCGTCTGAACCAAACCTCGCAACGTCAACTCCTATAGTAACTGCACCACCAACTCCGTCAACTTCACGTGCAACTGCACTCTCAACTAAGTGTCTTGGAATAATTGCGTCATCATCTGCTAACGGAAATTCTCCTAATACTCTTACACGATACTGATTGCTCGAATCTCCGTATCTGTTTGCAATCTCTGCAACGAAATCCTTACTAACTCTCTGAGAATCCTCGCAATTAACACGGAGAGTCTTCCAATCCTTACTCAACTTGTTATGAGTGTCGTAGAAAAATCCTTGTCCTCGAACTGGATTCCCAAGCAATAAAGTGACGGCATTTTCACCAGACATTGATCCTGCACTCGCTTCAAAAATTGCCGAATTTATTCCAGATGCTTCGTCTACAACCAGTAAAACATGATCACTATGCACTCCTTGCAAAGTTTCAGCAGAACCTTTGTCCGGTTTGGAAACTCTGAAGCTGATGAAAGACTCTGAAGGTGAAGCAACTAAACGGATTTGCTCAGATAAAACCTCCAGTTGATCCTTTAAAACATCTGGTAATACATTTATCCAACCACGAACCTCTGCTCCTAAAGCATCATGTAGCTGAGAATGACTCGGTGCTGTCACTACTGTCTTTTGAGGAAACCTCGTAAGCTGATGCCAGATCATAACCCATGATGCAAGACTACTTTTTCCGACCCCATGTCCTGAACGGATCGAAATTCTGCGCTCACCAGATGCAATCCACTGGAGGACTTTAGATTGCCATGAGTCTGGTGTTAGCTTGAGAACTTCCTTTACAAATAGTTCAGGATCATTAGTGTATCTTTGCTGGAATTCTCTTAATAATTTGATTACTGATTCTTCGTGCATAAAAAGTTTTTCAGAAAAAAAATAAAAAAAATTTTGACTATAGGTTAAATGAGGATGTAAGACCTCTCATTATAAGACACCGCAGAAAAATGCGAAGGGGGATCGAAAAAAAGCGAAAAACCAGCACCAGACTGCTCCCGGAAGCATCTGCAATGGTAATCTGATTGACAGTCAGATGTAATGCGTTGCTATCACTACGTTTGCCGATCACAGCAGTAAATTTTTTACTTTGTTTGATGTTCAATTTCATTTGCCGTTCGCACAATCTTAGTGTTCATCAGTGCTTTTAATTCATTCAGATAAGTTTGGTTCATGTCTATTACTTGCACTGTAGACTGTATTTTATCACCAAATTGCGCTGGATCTAACCTTGACGCAATCCATTTGCGTGCATCTATTGCAACACGTCCAGCGTCCGGTTTTATTTCTTCACGTTCAACTCTGTTTGCTAGCTGTTCAATTCTGTCAGCATTTTTCATTGCTCGCATTTCTCGCACGTGCGCATATTTTGATTGTAGACTAGCGTCACTTTTCAACTTCCAAGAAACTTTGTTGTAATTAACATTTTCAATCTGACAGAATTCAGACAATGACAAACTTTCTTCACCTATTGCAACAAAACATCTATTCCAGAATTCATCATCAGAAAGTTTTTTTTCAACTTCCATGTTTCTTTTTTTTATCTGTTTACGTCCTGACATGATCACCTTTTTCTATTTATGTAGCATTTATGTAGCATTTATGTAAATGCTTTTCATCTTGGATTCTTTTGAAATAATTGAACAAAACACTGAAAAACACAGCACTTATGTAAAATTTCGCATAGAAAAACTTTTTTTTATACTCGCAGAAAATCAACTGAAGATAAAGAACATATAAATCAAGCACTTACAAGATGAAATACACAATATACTTTTTTCTCGGAGTTTTTTTACATAAGTAGAGTAAAATATCACTTTTTTCATAGTTATTTCAGTTACTTCCACGATGAAATTAACTTACATAAGTGCTACATAAGTGTACATTTATGCTTAAATCGACCTATAAGCACTCTGTTTTTACTTACATCAAATGATATGCAGAAACTAAGAAAATTGCTTCTAATCGAATTCTGAGCATCCATTTCAGCATTTTATATGGTCTTTTTTACCTATTCGCACAGTTCATTTTTTCCTAGCAGATCAGTTTTTTCTGGTTTTTTTCAAAATGTTCAATTTTTCATGCATTTTTTTTATTTTTTATTCTCTTATATTTCAATGACTTATCTACGATACGTAAAAAAAGTGAAAAAAGTGAAAATAGATGAATTCGCTAAATTTCCTCAATGATATCAGTCTTTCAATATTAAATAGTTAAGTATAACAGATGTTTATATTTGTTTGACATTTGTATACAAATTGTATTATTCTAAACATGGAGAAAATGTATTCTTCAAACAAGTTAAATCGAAGTCTTTAAATGGAGAGTTTAAAATGAGTGATTTAATAATGAATGAGAACACATTCGGAG